AAAAAAGAATCGGCTGACTATTCAGCGATTACTACTTGGGGTGTGTTTCGTCCGAGTGATGACGCCCCGGATTCAATAATTCTTTTGGATTCGAAGAAAGGTCGTTGGGATTTTCCAGAACTCAAGGGAATTGCCTACGACGAATACCAAATCTGGAGTCCCGACATGGTCTTGATTGAGGCTCAATCGAGCGGGACTCCTTTGACTCAAGAACTGAGAATGATGGGTATACCTGTAATTAACTTCCGACCTTCAAGAGGTAACGATAAAGTTACTAGAATGCACTCGGTCGCACCGATGTTTGAGTCGGGTATGGTGTGGGCGCCAGAGATGGGCTTTGCCGATGAACTTATCGAAGAATGTGCCGCTTTTCCATTTAGTGAACACGATGACTTGGTGGATTCCATGACACAAGCTTTAATGAGATTTCGTCAAGGTAATTTCATCTCGCTTGATTCCGATGAAGTTATGGAAGATAATGACTTCACGAATAAAGTTTATTACTGAAGGAGTAAAGATTATGGCTAGAATAAGTAAAGTTGTTAAGAAAGCAACCAAGGTTGCTAAAAAAACAAAAATGACTAGCGGCCAAAAGGGAGCGGCTACTAGAAAAAAAAATCAAGCTTTAGCCAAAGGCAGACAAAGATCAAGAACTGCTGGCTTAGTTGGTGCTGGTGCCATATTGACTAGTACTCCAATTATTTACAACGCTTCAAAAAAGAAAGCTAACCAAACTACTAAAACAGAAGTTAACAAAGCAAAACCAGGAGAACTAACTGGTTTCGGTAAAGCTTTTAAAAGCGCTAGGAAAAAAGGTTTAGGAACAACTTTTACTTACAACAATAAAAAATACGTTGCTGTTACCAAAGATGATTTAGCTAAAAAGAACATGAGTTTAGCTCAATACGTTAAAAGTAAAAGAAATGGTTTGAGACAGAAGTAATGATGCCTCCTAAAAAAAAGCCAAGAAATGGATCTTCTAAAATTATGAGGGAACTTAAAATAAGAAAAAATATAGAAGATCGTCTTGAGAATAAAGGCATAAAAAAGAAAAAACTAAGAATTGGAGAAGGGCTATCTGGAGTTAAAAGAAAAGCAAGAGCAAAGTCTGCCGAAGAACTTTATGACAGCAAAAGAAAAAGTTTTAGAGGAAGTAAGATAGAAAATTTTAAACTTGGTGGTGTAGCTAAAACTTTAATAAACAAATACAAAGCAAAATTAAAAAACGAAAAAGAAGATTACGGTCTTTATAGCAAACAAGATTATTCTGGCGTAATTAAAGAAGCAGAAAAAACTAAAAAAAGAATACAAAGAAACAGAAAAGTAGCAGGCACCGCAGGTGGAGCAACAGCTGCAACTGTAGTAGCGAGCAACGCAAAAGATAAAAAATAATTTTTTATGTCAAAGAAGATTGAGGATCTCTCTTACGAAGAGACCATGGAGAAGATTACTAATATCACAAGTTATTTAGAAAGAGATGATCTCAGTATTGATGAATCTATCGAAGCATTTTCCTACGGAGTAAAACTTAGCAACCATGCTCAAAAATTGTTAAACTCTGCTGAAGATAAAATAAAAAAAGTCTTAGGCAAGGAGCACGTAGATGACTCAAAAAAACTCGAAAGTAAAAATATATTTGACTGAGTTTAGAGTGCAGGGTGAGAACACAATTTATGAAGGACCTAATATATTTGCTAGTAGCTCGGAAATAGCAGAAAATATAGCGGAACAGATGGGAGTTACTGTAGTTGGGGAATTACAAGATATAATTTCTCTTTACGATGACTTGTACGAAATATTTGATAAAGATGAAAGAGTATTACACTAATGGCAGATATAGATAAAGCGATAGGTTCAGATGATCTAATAGATTTAGATGTAGATAATCAAGATAAAACAATTAACGTCGAAGTACCAGAAGACATCGAGATAGATTTATCTGTCTTCGAGCGTGGGGAAGATGGAACCCTAACCTTTGGTTCGGTGTTAACGCCAGATTTATCAGAACAATTCAATGACAACTTAGCTGAATACTTAGAGCAAGATGAGCTCGATGTTATTTACAGTGATTTAGTTGACGCCGTAGAAGCCGACAAATCCTCGCGACAAGGTTGGGAAGATACTTACAAGGAAGGTTTAGAAACTTTAGGAATGAATTACGAAGAAAGGTCACAACCTTTCGAGGGTGCCTCTGGCGTTATGCACCCACTATTAGCAGAATCGGTAACTCAGTTTCAAGCACAAGCTTACAAAGAAATACTACCATCGAATGGCCCAGTAAGAACTCAAGTAGTTGGTGCTAAAAATCCAGACAGTGAAGCACAAGCTGGTCGTGTTAGTGAATTCATGAACTATCAATTGATGAATGTCATGGAAGAATACGATACTGAAACAGATCAAATGTTATTTTATTTACCATTATCTGGTTCAGCATTTAGAAAAGTTTACTACGATCAAAATTTAGGTCGTGCTGTTTCTAGATTTATTCCAGCAGAAGATTTAGTTGTGCCTTACGCTACAACTGATATTTACAGTGCTGGCAGAATTACCCATATCGTTGATATGTCTATGAACGATATTAAAAAATTACAACAAGCTGGATTTTACCGAGATGTCGATATATCTGAATCAATGATAGTCGATACCGATACAGATTCTATTCAAGAAGAAATAGATGAATTGCAAGGTGTCGAACCTAGCTATGGCGAAAGCGATCAATGTGAACTTTATGAAGTACATACTGACTTGGATATTCCAGGGTATGAAGATGTAGATGCTGAAGGTGAACCTACAGGAATTAAATTACCCTATGTGATTACGCTTTCAACTACTACTAACGAAGTATTATCTATTAGAAGAAACTACAGACAAAACGACCCATTAAAAAAACGCATAAATTATTTTGTGCATTATAAGTTTTTACCGGGTTTAGGTTTCTATGGATTTGGGTTAACTCACATGATTGGTGGGTTATCAAAAGCGTCAACATCTATTCTAAGACAATTGATAGATGCTGGTACATTGTCTAACTTACCAGCTGGTTTTAAAGCAAGAGGTATTCGTATTAGAAACGATGACCAACCGCTACAGCCGGGTGAGTTCAGAGACATGGATGCCCCTGGCGGGAGCTTACGAGATGCTTTTGTCCCACTGCCATTTAAAGAGCCATCTGGCACTTTACTTAATCTGCTAGGTACCTTAGTAGATAGTGGCAGAAAATTTGCAGCCTTAGCTGAAATGCAAATTGGCGATGCTAACCAAAACATGCCAGTTGGTACTACCGTAGCTTTACTAGAGCGTGGTACCAAAGTCATGTCAGCAATTCATAAAAGACTGCATTCCTCACAAAGATTTGAATTTATTTTATTAGCCAAAGTATTCGCTGATTACTTACCTCCAGAATATCCTTACATGACTTCTGCTGGTGATAGCGTAATTAAGCAATTGGATTTTGATGAACGTGTAGATGTTCTACCAGTTTCAGATCCAAACATTTTCTCCATGAGTCAACGTGTTATGTTGGCTAATGAAATATTGCAAGTCGTAAATTCAAATCCACAAATTCATGGGCCGCAAGGAATGTATGAAGCATATCGTAGAATGTATGCTTCGATGGGCGTACAAAATATTGAACAGTTATTGCCCCCACCACCACAGCCAATGCCTACTGATCCTGCTAGTGAAAATGCTTTATTGATTAAAGGTCAACCTTGTCAAGCTTTTCCTGGGCAAGATCATGATGCACACATTAATGTGCATATCTCATTAGCACAAACAAGTTCAGTAATGATTGAACCTGTTATCATGACTAACATTCAAGCACACGTTTATCAACATGTAGCTTTACGTGCAGCAGAAATTGTGGACATGCAAAATATGCAAGACCCAGAGTTTGTGCAAATACAACAAATGCTTATGGAAATGCCACCAGAAATGGCGCAACAACAACAACAAAAAATAAATGAAGCAATTGCTAAAGATGTAGCACAAATTCAAGCTGGATTAATGTCGCAAATCAATATGGCATTTGTCCCACCAGCACCACCAGCAGACCCACTAGTAGCTTTACGTGATAAAGAATTAGATATTAAGGCTCAAGATGTAGAACGTAAGAGCCAAGAATTTGCAGCTAGACAACAATTTGATGCTATGCAAGCCATGCAACAATTGGAATTAGCTAGAGAAAAATTAAATGTTTCTAGAACGATTGCCGAGATGAAAGACGATTTAGGTCGTGATAGGTTGGATTCTAGTACTAGAATAAAAAAAGCAGAGTTGCTGATAAAGAATAGAGGAAACCAATGAATGTGATAAGATTAAAAACGCTAGGGCCTAGTTTTCAATCTTCTCCCCTTGGCCCTAGCACTTTAAAAAGCTATGGCAATCACTAGATCACAACTTAAAAAAACTACTAAAAAAAGTCCGAAGGGCAAAATGCCCTCAAAAAATAAAAAGAATTTTAG